ATTGACTAGGCTCATGGTAGATCAAGGCATTCCATCTGAGGATGACGTAATGAACCCTGACAATACGACAGTCTTTACATTCCCTATGGAGGCACCAAGCAATGCAGTCTTCAGGACTGATAAGACAGCCATAGAACAGCTAGAGTTATGGTTAATGTATCAGAAGTACTGGTGTGAACATAAGCCATCCATAACTGTCTCAGTGAAGGAGGATGAGTGGCTAATGGTAGGAGCATGGGTATACCTACACTTCGACTGGATGTCAGGTGTGTCGTTCCTTCCCTTCAGTGACCACACATACCAACAGGCTCCCTATCAGGACTGTGACCAGTCTGAGTATGACCTAATGCAACAGGCTATGCCTAAGTCTATAGACTGGAGTAAGCTGAGTGACTATGAACAACAAGACAATACCATTGGATCACAGGAGTTAGCCTGTGTCGGTGGTGCTTGTGAGATAGTCTAATGGATATCGTAACACCATGTATAAACATATGCAGACTAGACACTGAGAAGGACAGGTGTTCTGCATGTTTCAGGACTACATTTGAGATCGGTAGATGGTCTCAGATGGAGCCACAGGAGCGTCTAGCAATAGTAACTCAGCTAATTCCAGTAAGAAGGTTAGAGGCTGAGGCTGACCTGCTAGGCACCAAGTTAAGGTGTGAACTGAAGGAATACCAACTATAAGTCGTAGCATCTAAGGCTAACACAGGCTATCTCCTGCAGTTCACATGTACTAATGTATAGTATTGTATCAGGTTAGCAAGGGGTCACTATGTCTTGTCACTAGACACTAATTGATCCCTTAGTTAACTATAGGTTGAATACTGTCCACCCTTAGGAGAGATTAGGAGTGAATGAGGTGTATGTGTGTGTATCAGTGGTGATACATGGGTTAACTAGAGATCAGACTTAAGTAAGAATGCAAGTGAGATCCCTATTTTTAACAACGACAAATATACCCCTTACGAACAAATTTCAGATAATGACTAATGTCTAAAGATACATAGGTACTATAGTGTCATCAGATAACTAGTCTGTTGACCTAAGATATCTAGAGATATCAAGTACTTAGCTGTTATTGTCGTTCAATTTTGGTACCATACCTCAGATTTTAGACCCCCAGTACCTAAGATAATCAATCAATTTCAAAAAGTCGTTAAAGCCTTGTTGTTGTTGTTATTGTTGTTCGACCCTTTAGATGAGAGAAGGAAAAAACCATGGCATTAGAAAGTGCAACCTATATTAATGGATTAGTGTCTAGTAACCCAACATCCACAGATGCCCTAGCACAAGCTGACGACCACCTACGTTTAATCAAGTCTACCATTAAGGCTACGTTCCCTAACATAACTGGTGCCGTCACAGCGACACACACCCAGTTAAACACTGACCCAAGTTCCCTACTAGATTCAAACGGCACTACAAGAGTAGCAGCTACGACATCAGGGGCATCGGTAACAGGCACCCTAGCCATCAGTGGTGACATCACCCTCGGTGGATCAGGTATTACACTGGGTACCCATACCTCAGGAAACTACGTTGCAGGTGTTACTGGTGGTACAGGAGTAACAGTAGCTAACTCAGGATCCGAGGGAGCCAACCCAACAGTATCTATAGGACAGGCCGTTGCTACAGACAGTACGGTTACCTTTGCCGAGGTGAGATCCACTGGTAACGTAACAGCCTACTACTCAGACATGAGACTTAAGACCGACATCCAACCCATTGAAGGAGCCTTAGACAAGGTAATGTCACTCAATGGGTTTTACTTCAGACCGAATGAGATAGCTAAAGATTACGGTTATGAAGATAAGGTGGAGGTAGGGGTCTCTGCTCAGGACGTAGAAGCTATCATGCCTGAGGTAATAGCTGAGGCACCTATCGACCCTACATACATGACGGTACACTATGAGAAGTTAGTACCACTACTTATTGAATCCATTAAGGAGCTAAAGAAGGAATTAGATACTCACAAGGAAGGATGTACATGTAATGGCTATCCAGTCTAGTGGCACCATATCAATGGATAACATCCGTACTGAGTTTGGTGACACTGGTTCCATTGCCCTAAATCAATGCTACAGGGGTGGTAGTATCGTTCCATCTAGTTTGTCGGACACGGCTACTGCAGGTTCTACCTCAGCAACATCCAACAACTCAGGACGTAACATTGACACTGGGTTAACCTTTAACAGTGGTAACCTATTTAGCTACTCTAGGTGGTCAGACAACGGTGCAGCTAATATTCAGTCATGGTCATTTACAGTTAACAAAACAGGTACCTACTACTACAGGTTTGCATACTACTACGGTGGCTTCGGCAACCCTAATACAGCTACAATCGTTATAGCCAAGAACGGTAGTAACGTACTTAACCAAGGGTTAGCATCTAACGACAGTACAGCCTACTACAACGGATCATGTTCAGCTAGTGCAGGTGACACCATCTCAGGTTCATTTACTGGTTCTAGTTCAGGATGGTCTAATAACTCATTTAACTTTGGTGGTAACTCCTACGACACAAGAACAATAACGGTAAACGTAAATGCCAATGTACCACCCTCAGGAACAATAGCTCTAAGTAACTTTTACTCAGCAACTAACTCCATCTAGGAGGTGTTTTATTATGTACTACAAACTCCTTGTAATAGCCTGTCTTATCGGCAACCCAAAACACTGCATGGTTATAGAAAACACTGAGTACCCTGTTGTCTATGAAACCTATGAGGCCTGTAAGCAACGAGCCTTAGTTATAGGCAGTGAGGTCAACAGATACATGCCTAGTTATAGAGCCGTGAAGTGGAGGTGTGCAGAAGTACAAGAAGGTAGGTTCCTATGATCACTGATCAGGAGCAGAAGTCCTTAGACAAGATATATGAAGACTTTATGGCCAAGCTAAAGACAACAAGCAGTGTCTTGTATTACCAACTACGATCAAAAGAAATACCAGTAAAAGAAAGCAAGTAATATGGGTAGTAACTTTGCAATAAGAGACTTAGGTTCTGTTGGAGTTATATCTGATAAAAGCTCATACAACATACCAGTTAATGCATTCAGTGAGGCCTTGAATGTACGATTTGACGAGGGGAAAGTCCGTAGGTCACCAATCTTCAGAAACGTAAAAGGATCACTGGGATTTACCCCTCGTTTCTCTTATGGTGTCGTTCCATCTACAGGCTACGACAGTGTATTAATTATTTCCGATGACTACGTTATAAACGAATATAACTCAGGTACCGTATCAGACAGAAGTGGTTCAATCAGTGGCAGCTCAGATCCACGACCCTTTACAGGAACTACTCTGTCTTCCGTGACTTATATAAACAGACAAGACCGAGTGCCAGTCTTCAGGACATCATCAGGCACAAACTTTGCTGACTTAACTAACTGGCCGTCTACATACAGGTGTGCATCCCTGAGGTCATACAACGACTTCTTACTTGCACTAAACACAACCGAGGGATCAAGTAACTTCCCTACTCGTGTCAGATGGTCTAACATCGCCTTAGCCGATAACGTACCTGACAGTTGGGATGAGACTGACACAACAAAGTCTGCAGGGTTTAATGACATCGGTGAGATGCAAACAGGTATAATCGATGGTATGCCTCTAGGCAGTAACTTCATTGTATACTCCAGTGACCAAGTTTGGCTTATGGAGTTTGTAGGTGGTACCTTCATATTTAACTTCAGGAAGTTGTTTACTGACTGTGGTTTGATCAATCAGAATTGTGTTGTCGAAGTAGATGGTAAGCATTACTGCTTCGGTGCCTTTGACATCTATGTACATGACGGAACATCTAAGCAGTCTATATGCGATGAGAAAGTCAGAAGTTTTATATACAATGGATTAAACAACACAGCTAAAGAAACATTCTTTGTGCAGCATAACCCAACACTTAATGAGATATACTTCTGCTACCTATCAGGTGATTCCTTAGTTAGCTTTCCAAGTGCCAACAGGTGTAACAGAGCTGCAGTTTATAACTACAGAAACAACACATGGTCGTTTATGGATTTACCTAACGTATCATCAGGAACAGTTGCCAATGTTAACTCCATTGTTACATATGCAACAGCCACTGGCTTAACCTATGCATTGACAGGTGGTACATACTACGCTCAGGAAGATAGCTTTGACAGGCATACGTTAATGGTTGGTGAAGACAGTACAGCCGATGGTATTACCTCAGACAAGTTATATGCCTTAGACTTATCAGATACAGGACGTATTGCATTTCAGCTAGACACTGAGGCTATCAAACCTGCCAGTGTTGAAAGAGTAGGTATAGACTTAGATGAGACCAAGGTGCCACTTAGTGGATACAAGGTTGTCAATGCCATATACCCACAGGCAACAACTACAAACTCAGATAAAAACATTACGTTTACATTCGGTGCCTCTGACATACCAAACTCAGAGCCTACATATGAAAACTCAGTAACCTTCAATACAGGTAGTGACTACAAGATAGATAGCCGTGCCTCAGGTAGATACCTTAGCTACAAGGTACTAGTGTCAGACAACAAGGACTTTGAGGTCTCAGGATTTGACATCGACATATCAGCTACTGGTGGAAGATAAGGAGATACTATTATGTCTAAGGATCCAAGGCTAGAAAGAGTAGGTGTAAGTGGCTTTAATAAACCTAAGAAAACACCTAACCACCCAACTAAAAGCCATGTAGTTGTCGCTAAGGTAGGTGACCAAATAAAAACTATAAGGTTTGGTCAGCAAGGTAAGACAGGCGACAAGACAATGACTAAAAGAGCTAAGTCCTTTAAGGCAAGGCATGGTGCTAATATTTCAAAAGGTAAAATGTCTGCTGCCTTTTGGAGTAATAAGGTGAAGTGGTAATGGCAGTAGATAGTAAAACAAACGTAGTCGTTCAGGGTTACACTAGATCTCAATACCCAGTATTTGAAGAGGGTATGAGGAGATACCTACAAGATGAATTACAAAGGATAGAAAATGCAATCAGGCAGTTACAGGTAGCAGCTATTGTTGTTGCTGATGTAGAGCCTGAAAACAAAATTAGAGGCATGGTCAGATATGCCGTGTCACCATGGAACCCCCTATCAAATGGGTTTAGTGGATTAGTCGTTTACAACGGTACTGCTTGGGTAGCCGTTTAACATGGAAGGAATATAATATGTGGGGTCAAATCGCAGGAGCCGTTATCGGTGGAGTGATGAGCAAGAATGCAGCTAAGAAAAGTGCTGCAGCTCAAGACAGAGCAACCGAAGCTCAAATGGCAGGGTTTAACCTAGCCAAACCATACATTGAATACGGATATCAGGGTGGCCAAGACGGTCTTAACTATGCACTGGATAAGGGTGCATACACTGGTGACACCTATGCAAACTTGAACGACATGTCCAAGGCAGGTTTTGACTACATGAACCAGTTTGGCATGGGTCAGATGAATAACGCTGCTAACTTCATGAACCAAGGTTCCAACTTTGCAAATAACTACTCTGACTTATACAGCCGAGCAGGTCAGGATGCGATAGGAGACGCTACAAACTATGCAATTAATAACTCTAGTCCGTTGGTTACAGCAGCAATGCGAGACAGTACACGAAGGCTTAATGAACAGACTTTACCTGCTATCGACATGGCTGCGACAGGTACTGGAAATGTCAACTCCAGTAGAGCAGGAGTTGCTGATGCTATTGCTCGTAGGTCTTATGATGACCGTATGGCTGACGTAACGGCTAACATTCAAGACAACTTAGCTAACAGATACCTTACTCAGAATCAAAACCAGTTCTCTAATATGATGAATGCCAATAAGGCCTTAGCAGGTACTTACGGCACTGGCTTTGGCATGGGTGGTGATATAGCCAAGTTAATGACTACAGCAGGTGGTGCATATCAGACAGATGCACAGAACCAGTTGAATGCAGATAAGGCACAGTTTGAGGACGATAGAGACTTTCAGATGAACCAGTACGGTAAGTTTATGTCGAATATACTAGGTAGGTCACCTATGGCACCTCCAAGTAATATTAGTCCTAACTTATACAACCCCAACATGAGTGGACTTATGGGTGCAATCCAAGGCTTTGGCATGGGTGGTAAAATAGCTAATGCATTCGGTGGTGGTGGTGCTAGTACACCTGCTATCACAAATACATACAGTAGCGACATATACCCTACAATAGGTTCAGGTAACACAGGTTATGGCTTTGGGTTTATGTAATGCAACCATACGGCTACTTATCTAACTATAGCAATGCCGTAACACCTCCCTTACTAGACTTAATACTACAAAATGAAACAGGTCATCTATCCCCTAGTGATAGGTTTCATCCCTATAAGTCTAAATCAAGAGCAGGTGCTATTGGTGGCTATCAGCTTATGCCTAATCTACTTCATGACTATGGGTATGGCATGGATCCATATATACAGTCCGATGCATTAGACCCAGTAAAATCAAGAAAGATAGCAGGTGAGCTTATACAAGGTTACTCAGGTCACTACGGATTTGACAACTTAGCTGACACATTGATCGGCTACAACATGGGTGCCAAGAAAACAAGTGAATGGATAAAAAGAGGTAGGAACTTTGATGAGCTACCTAATGAAACTAAGGCTTACTTAAAAAGAGCCAAGAACTACATAGACAGCAACCCTGAGAAATACAGCATAGCTAAGATAAATCAAGAAATAGCAAAGACAGTCAGTAATGACAACGTAGAAGGAATTGATGATATGAATACATATGTGCCTAACTTTCGTGATCAAAGAATTGCAGAGATGTTTATAAATGGCTTAGGTCGTGAAGGCAGACTACAGGGTGAAGATCCTTACAGTGAGGGTTTTTATCCACCAATGGCACCACCAGTGTTAATGGCTAATAACAACAACACAAACATGAACAATGGAATATTAAATGACACATCTACAAATGCCAACTTCATGTCGGCCAATGCATCTACCCTTAACAATAATAACAACAATAATACTAATAGTGGTGGTTTTATAAGTAGCGTTCCGTCACCAATGCTTATGAAACGTAGAGACAACCAAGAGCTATCCAAGGGTGTAAGATACCCTGAGGATATTGGCTTAAATGAAATGCTCATTCGTATAGGTGGTGCAGGTCAGGCAAATGCAGCAATGGGTGGTAACAGACAGATTGCTGATGCTACTTCTATGTACGGTAAGATCATGGACTACAACCGTAGCCAAGCATTAGAAAAGTACAAAACAGATGTCGCTGCAGCTAATAAATCAGCTAAACAGGCAAGAAAAGACCAAGACTACTTAGGAACAATTGACCAGTCACTAGCTGACATGGATCGTGCCTTAGTTGGTATCAAGGATGGTGGTGTCACTGGTTTATTCGATGGCACAGTTAAAGCATGGTGGGATAGCCTAAGAGGTAACCCTGCAGCTAAGACAAGATTATTACTACAGAAACTTAAAGTTGACGACACACTACTTCGTATCGCTCAGACAAAGGGTGCAATCTCCAACAAGGAGATGGACTTATTCATGTCTCCTGCTCCTTCCGTGGGTCTAGACCAAGAAAACATATGGGCAGACTGGATTAATGAGAGAAAAGAAGCCTTACAAAGGATCAAGGCAAGACTTACAGGTGGTGTACAAGTTGTTCCTAATCAACAGGCATCACAGTCACAAATGATTAATGGTATTAAAGTAACGAGAATCAAATAAATGGCTCAATATCAGATCGGTAACCAAGTCTATGACATCCCTGATAACACACCCACAGCAACCGTAAACGAAATACTAAACCAACTTACTAAAAATATGCCAAGCGACACTCAGAATACTGACAATGCCTTCGAGTATAGTGTTGACCAAGCTCAAAAGTTATTTGGTAAGGGTATTGAGGCTGTTGGAAGAGCCACAGGACTAGAAGGTGTAGAGCAATACGGTACTGGTGTAGTTGCACAGCAAGAAAAAGACATAGCTAAGGGTGGTTATAAGCCTAAGTTTACTAAATCCTTTGCAGATACCTTTGAAGAAGACGGTATAGGAGCTGCATTTGAGTGGGTAGGCGAGAAAATAGCTGAAAACTCAGTTACTACAGGTGCATCTCTAGCAGGTGCAGGTGCTACAGCCGTTGCAGCATTGTTTTCAGCTCCTGTTGCTGCTGTTTTAGGTGCAGGTACGCTTGTTGGTAGTGCTGTTTTAGGTACAGGTGAAGTTGCAGGTGAGATTGAAGACAAAACTGGTAGTTATGACCCTAATTTAGCTGTCGGTGTAGGAGCTGTTATAGGTTTCTTAGACAAGTTTGGTGCTAGTAAGGTAATTCCTAAGGATCAACTAGCTAAAATGACTGTAAAGCAGATGGCTACAAAGCTAAGTCAAAAGGGTTACAAAGAAGCAGCTAAAGAACTAATAAAAAGAACAGTTAAAAAAGGTGGTTATGAAGGT